GTAGCGTGGCGGGTATCTGTCTACTATGTGGCGGGGGTCATGTTTAAACGGGGTCTATCAGATACAATTTAGATATAGAATCGCCAGACACTTAGATATAAAATTTGTTCGTGCGTTGATTCTTTCGTATTGTGGGGGGTTGATGAGGATGAGGAGGGGACAGGAGGGGAGGGGATGGGGACTTTCCTTCCCCCTCCTACTCCTCCTCCTAAGGTTCCTCCTCTAGTACCTCCCCATGGTTTTCAAAATGCCGAAGGGGTCGCTTTCCTGCGGTCACGCAGTCGCAGGAGCCCCCGTCGCAGGATGATGATGATGGGTGGGGGGTAGTGGTTGTTGTGGTAGATGGTTAGTGTGAGGGGGTATGTCTTAGAGTAGTGGTGAATGAGGGTAGGATACCCGTGCCAGAATTTTTTTTATAAAAGACGTTTACTCATCACAGTCGTAATCGTTCCATTGAAACACAGGAGTATTTTCTCCCATATAAGCTGATTCGGTATTATAGGAGAACCATTCAAGTGATTCTTCTTCAGTCCAGTTGTTATCTTCCATAAGTTGCCTGATACATTTCTCGCTGGAATAGAGGACAACGTGGTTATCGTTTCTTTTGGTTATACCTATTATTGCTCTATCGTATCCATCGGCAGTAAGTGCTTCTGGATTCAGCTTTATGATTCGGTCTATTACAGAGTTTGACATAGTATCTCCTTATTAATTACAAACGGTTGTAACTGAATTACAGATGTTTGTAATTATTAGATAAAAGAAGAGGTTAGGTATTAATTAATTACATCACTTGTAACTAGGGTTACAGCATTCTGTAATTAATACACAGTCATGTAAGATGTTACATAAGAGATATACCCCTCATTCCCCCCCTCCTGTATTATATGTAACATAAGATGCATCTTGTCAAGATGTTACATCTTATTTTTCTTTTTGGTTAAGGTCTTTTTCTTTTAATCACCATGATTCTTCATAGTTATTAAGGATGAATACTTCACTAAGTGGGACTAGAATCATTCTACTTGCTTTATCATCTCCGCCCATTGTTATCCTAGCCTTGCCTGATTCTAGCAGGTTGTCTGTTATGGTCTTTAGTTTCCGTGTAGGTATGGACAAACACGACTGGTAGTGATTATTGTGGTATAGCAGAAACACATAGTGTTCGGTTTGAGATATAGATATACCGCTTGGCTTACCTCTACATTCTATTTCAACGGCTATATTGCCTGTAGAAAACGCTTGTTTATCTGCTTTTACTTCTAGTCTATTTCTAGGTCCGCTGAATATTTCATTCAGTTTCTTTTCAGCTAGTTGACCGAACTCTAGGTCGTATCTCCAATCGTCATTGTACGTTGTTTCTTGCATTACTTTCTCCTTCTTTCTTTTTAAACCCGCTTGCTGTAAGCCAGTCGGAGGTATCATTGCAAGTGCATTGGACTCTATAATGCCATTTTATACTCAAGCCGTTCTTTCTTGCCCGTTGTTTACCGCCAATGACTTTACCGATGTGTCTATCATGTATCCTTGAGAACTTACCGTAGTTGCGTGAGTCCTTGGATATTATGATTTCTTCACCGAGTTTAGCTTTGCGTTGTTTCTGGTAGTCTATTATCCTGTTAAACTGCATGGCATTTGCAGTCACAGACCTTTAGCCTACAGTCTTTGTGTCCTTCATAAACACATATAAGTGATTTCATATTATTCCCTTTTGACCGGGGAGTGTTGGCGTTTTATATATTGTAAAACTAAGGGAGAGTGAGCAAGGAATGGAGCAAAACCTGTACTGCTCACTTTGTTTAGCTCCCCGGTTGAAAAGATTATACCATAGCCGGGGGAATGAAGGAGCTGGCTCTGTGTAACTAAACACGAAGGAGGAGAATCCAGCCTAAGGGAACCCCCGGCAGTTTGAGTTTATAGTTGCAAGATGTTAATGTCTAGGTTATTATTCATAACTATGGGGAAGCTATGTCTAACAAGAGTGTAATAAGTGTAGAAGAACGGCAGGATGCTTTTTTAAAGGTATATCCTACTGCAGGGACTATCAAATCTGCAGCGGAAGCTATAGGAGTAAACCGTCGTACTGTACATACTTGGTTTAAAACTCACCCTGAGTTTTCAGAAAGATTTGAACAGGCAAGACAGGGATTTGTAGAAGAACTTGAGAACATAGCCTATGGTCTTGTCAAAGAAATGGCAGACAATAGAGACTATAAAGCTAACCCTACCCTACTTATTTTCCTTCTTAACGGTAATGCCCCTGAGAAATACAAGGGTATATCCGATACTTCAGCAGAAGCACGGGATGTATTGTCAGAATTTAGAAAGATGGCTAGGGCTACCGTGGTTACAGATAAGAAACCAGAGAAGAAACTCAATATGGCACAGCAGTCTGTATTAAAGTATGAAGAAGAAAAAAAGGCTCTAGCTGAAAAATTCGGGAGTCTGAAGAATGGCAACCCAAACAGCGACTAACGTAGCTGAATATATGTACAAGGTGGTTGGGTTTGAGCCTACTGAGGCTCAGAAACCCATACTTGAATCTAAAAAAAGATTTATACTTGTTGCAGGTGGAGAACAGGCAGGTAAGTCCATGATTGCATCTAAGTACTTACTGTCCAGATTTGTTGAGACAGAAGAATCCGGACTCTACTGGCTTGTTGCCGCAGACTATGAACGCACACGGGCAGAGTTTGAATACCTAGTAGATGACTTTGCCAAGCTTGGAGTACTTAAAGAGACATCTAAAAGGGTAGACCCCGGCAAGATTGTACTCGCAGACGGTACTAGGATAGAGACTAAATCAGCTAAAGACCCCAGAACTCTGGCTATGCGTGCCCCGAACGGTATTATCGGGTGCGAGGCGAGTCAGTTAGACCTCGAAACTTTCTTTAGACTGCGTGGTAGGGTCGCTCCCAAACGTGGATGGCTGTTTTTAGCAGGAACTTTCGAGGGCAGTCTGGGGTGGTATCCCCAAATGCACACCGCATGGTCTGTACCGTCAGACCAAGAGCAGAGTTTCTCACTTCCAAGCTATACTAACGAACACTTATACCCCGGTGGTAGAGAAGACCCGGAGATATTAAAACTAGAAAGAGAAGCATCTGATAGTTTCTTTATGGAAAGGATAGAAGGCATACCTTCACCGCCTAAAGGACTAGTGTTCCCTGAGTTTAGACCTGATATGCACGTTGCAGATATAGAATATACAGAAGATATACCTGTACAGATATGGATGGACCCCGGTTATGCCGGAGCCTATGCCATAGAAGTCATACAGATAGTAGATGACAAGGTACTGGTAGTAGATGAGGTCTATGAACGTGGGCTTATAACAGAAGAGATGATAGATATATGTAAATCCCGCCCGTGGTGGAAGGATGTCACCGAAGGAGTCATAGACGTTGCTGGTTATCAGCATCAGGCTATGGCTGCACCTGCAGAGATATGGATGAAGGAAACAGGATTGTACCTTTCTTCAGAAAAAGTTAAAATAAATGACGGAACCGAGCGTTTAAAATCGTTTTTAAAGCCAGACCCTCTGTCAAGACAGCCGAATATGCTGGTAAGTAACAGATGTCTGGGACTTTTAAGTGAATTCGGTGCAGCTCCGTCACCATTCGATGGACAGACTAGAACTTACAGATGGAAGACAGACAGAGAAGGCAATATTGTGGGGGAAACCCCGGAAGATAAGAACAATCACGGTATAAAAGCCTTGGTTTATGGACTTGTCGAAAGATATGGCTACGGTTATATTGAGGGCAGGGACAGAATCAAAGTCAAAAGGTGGAAGTAATGGCTAAAAGAAAACCAAATGAAATAATAAACATGGTAGATGACCACCACGATGCAACCTACCCTATGAGGGACAGGATGGATGATGACCATAGGCTCTATAGGCTTGAGCCCTATGATGCAGGTGACGGATATCAGTCCTACACCAGTAATGAACCACAGGTATTTGCAGATAAGATAATAAGTTTTTTGACAAGCTCAGAACTAATAGTAAGAATCCCTGCAAACGGTAATGAACGTGAGCAGAGACAGATAAATAATGATAAAGAAAGGTTCCTTATAGGAGCTTTAAGAGCCGCAGACGATACTCTATGTATGAGGATGGTTCCTAGGATACGTGACCAGTTAGCATGGTACATAGTACTGCGTGGATGGTATGCAGGTAGAGTATTACTTGTTAAAGACAAGGAAGAAAAGACAACAATAGATATAACACCTTGGGACCCTATTAATACATATTGGGGAGAGTCCTCATCAGGTCTGACATGGGCATGTTATAAGATTAAAAAGACTTCTAAAGAGATAAAAGAACAGTACGGTATCAAGATAGATACCACCGTACAGGGAATAGATTCAGGTGTAGATGTATATGACTTCTATGACAGAGAAGATAACTACGTGGTCATGGATGACAAGATTCTAAAGAAAAGAACCAAGCATGGTCATGACGGAGTACCTGTATTCATAGGTATGGTAGGTTCTACTCCACTCATACAGTCAGATGTCATAGGCTCAGAGTCTATAGCAGACGTTGGCGAAAGTATATTTAAAGCAAATAGAAGTAATTATGAAGACAGTAACTTCATGCTCTCTACCATGCTGGAACTTACAGCCAGAAGTAGAAAGCAGGGACTTAAAGTCAAATCAAGGGACGGTACAAAGACCCTTGAAGAAGACCCATACAAGGAAGGAACAGAGATAGCACTCGCTCAGGGAGAAGATGTAGAACCTCTCGGTATGATGGATATGGCAAAAGAATCCGGAGCGTTCATGAGTATGGTTAGTGGAGAGATTCAAAGAGGCTCTCTACCCTACTCTGTATACGGACAGGTAGACTTTCAGCTATCAGGATATGCTATCAATACACTCAAACAGGGTGTTGAATCTGTGATACATCCTAGAATACAGTCTATGGAAAGAGCATATAGAAGTATATTCCATATGCTTTCACATCAATACGCTTCAGGTAGCTTTGAAGCAGTAGAGGTAAGTGGGCAGGATAGAGAAAGAATGTATTTCTCAGCAGAGATTACTCCTGAGATAGTCAAGAAAGGTGGTGAACCTGAAGTTAAGATAGTATCACAATTACCGCAGGACGATATGTCTAGATTCAGTCAGGCTCAGATAGCCAGAGAAGGCGAGACACCGTTATTACCTGATATCTTTATAAGAGATATGATACTCGGTATGCAGGATACAGACCAGATAGAAGATATGTTAAGAGAACAGTCTGCCGAAAGGGCTCTGCCCGAAGCACAGCTATGGACTATACTCAAGAGTCTGGAAGAACGGGGAAGACCTGACCTTGCCAGATTCTATTTCGGTGAACTCATGAAGATAGTCAATGATAAACAAATGCAGATGCAACAACAGCAGCAACAGATGCAGCAGATGATGCAACCGCAACCTCCACCACAACCACAGGGACCACCTATGGGACCTCCGGGTATGCCTCCGGAAGGTATGCCTCCGGGACCACCACCGGAGATGATGATGGCTCCGCAGGGTGGACCGGGATTACCACCAGAGGTAATGCCTAATGCAGCTATGGGTGTTCCACCACCTATGCCTACTCCACCTATGGGACCGATGGTTCCTCCGGGTACTCCAAGACCGGGTGCTATGTCTGAAGAAGAACGTATGGCACGGCTTGGTCTAGTAGGACCGGGAGGATAATATGTCAGGAATGGGACAGTTCTATCCGGCAATACCACCGCCACAGGCTATGAAAAAGCCTGAGACTACTGCTGATATAAAAAGGCAGCTTGATGCTCTTATAGCCAGTCTGCAGATGCAGGCAGGACAAGGTGAAGAAACAGTTAATGATAAAGAGTATCAGGATTTTCTTGATGATACATACGATGAATATAAAAGACTGGTCAATCTTCCTGCATGGAAGATAGGTCTACAGTCTATTGCTGGAGTTCCTACTAAAAGAAAGGTAAGTGACGAAGACCATGCAAGATTTGCAAGGGCTATGTTCGCATCTGTAGGTACAGGCGAGGATGACGTTCTAATAAGAAACCATGTCAGAAATATGTTCGGAGAAAAGATTCTTCCTATAAATATACAGGCAGAGAAATATCCTCAGGAGAATTTTAATGATGCTATCAACCTACTCACTAGAGCACCTCATGAAAAAGAAGGTAGGGTAAAGCAGCTTATGAGACAGGCTATAAGTGGAGATTATGCTAGTGACTATTATGCATCTGAAGGTGGAAGAAAAGATGAGGTTATAGAAAAAGATATAAATGCAATGATAGAGGCTTGGCTTAAACAGGCTGCTATTGAGAAACCTGCTATTGCCAGAGGTTTGGGAGAGACTCCTGCCATAGGTGGTAGGTACGACCCGAAGGAATTGTTTGGTGAAAAGAACGTGACTCAATATACTCCCGAAGCTCTTTCTCCTACATTCTTAAAAGATACAAATGACTTTGCTGAAGGAAAGCAAATGCAGATGAAATACTTTAGGGATAATAATCCTATGTACGCTGCATTAGGTAGTAGTGCACAGGGTATATTTAATAAGACAGAAAAGAGATTGAGTAGACAGTATGACGTTGAAAAAGCTCTTGGTGGATATAAGAACTCATATATAGATTATGTTGGAGACTATGGAGAAGGAAAGGTAAGACCGTGGAGTAATCAGCAATGGCAGGTAGCCATGCAGAACGTAACGTCTACTCCGGAGTTCCAAAACCTTATGACCATGTCTAAAGAAGAACTAGGACCGCTTATAGAAGAGGCAAAGAACGACCCTTCAAAACCACTTAACGATGTATTAAACCTTACTACTTCACTTATCTCAAGACCTGAAGATGTAACCGAATGGATTGTATCTAAGGAAAGAAGTAAGTGGACAGACCCAAGAGATAGACAGGTAAGAGAACAGGTACTTAGAAAAAATATAAGTAATTTTATGATGGTTAATCTAGGTGACGATATGGTAGCAGGTGCAGACTTACAACCCATTACTGCTAAAAAACTATTCAATGAATGGCAGGACAGGAAGTTTGATTGGTATGGTGCTCCCAAGAGCCCTGCTGTACAATCAGAAGAACAAAGGCTCCGACAAAAAGGATTTAACTTACAGCCTACAGGAGGCATATAATGGCTTTACAAAAAACAAGCACAGGTCAATGGTGGGATTCTAATACAGGTATGCTGTATGGTCCAGATGGAACAACTCCTATGGGTATTACTTTAGACCAAAGCCAAGTAAGCCTTACAGGAGAAACACTTCCTGTAGCAGGACAAGGAGGATTTGGTGCTATTCCGGCTGAAGTAGGTGGTGATATAGCAGGTACACAGGGACTGACTGGAGTTCAAAACCAGTTTCAGACTACAGACTTTACTCCTGCACAGATGTCGTTCATGAGTCCTGAAGCTATAGCTAGGGCAAGAAGCGAGACTCCCGGAATGAGACAATTTGACTTTTATAATATGATGCAGTCAGCACCGGGTGTCAGAGCATTAGGTTCTACAGGCAGACAGATTGCACAACAGAGATTACCCGAACTACAGACCAGATTTGGTTTGGGTCAGTATTTTGGAGACATGCCCGGTCAGGGAGAGGATACCTTCCGTGGATTCATGGAAGCACAACCTACTACATGGGGCGGTCAGGACTGGCAGAACGCAATGGGCGGTCTTAGAAAAGGCGGTATGGTTTCTCAGGCTATAGAGGGATATGCCGATATGACTCCTGAACAGCAGTTCGAGCAGAGGAAAAAGTTCCTTGCCGGTATGAGTGGAAACGAAAAAGGCAACCTCATGAATCTGAATGAAAAGGGTGGAAGAGAGCAGGTTGTAGCGATGATAAAGGGTATGCTCGGAGGTTCAGACCTTCCTGCAGGTATGAGAGGATGGATGGATACAGCTATAGAAGAAGAGATAGCAAAGCTGGAACGTGACCAACCTGACCTTACAACCAACCCTTCTAACCTATTATTACATATGTCTATGAACGGATTTGATTTAAATGGATTAGGTAATCCACCTGAACAAAAAGCTATATCACCTTATACAGACACAAAGTCTGTACAGGCTGAAACAAATAAAGCAACTGCTTCAGATAAGGCTGCTGCTAATGTAACTTTAGAAAATGCAGCAACTCCTACTGTTGAAAACAAACCAGCTATTACAGCAGATGTTCCTACAACAACAGATAAAACAGTAAAGCCGGAACAGAAGCCAGAGATTACTAGGGCAATACAGACTAACGATACATCTTTATTACCCGGACTTGGAGGAGAAGGTATACCTACAGGAATACCTACACCTACTCAAGCACCAACAACACCTACACCACCGGTTACTCCAACTACTCCTACACCTGATACGGGTTTACTACCGGGATTAGGTGGAGAAGGAATACCAACAGGGATGCCTTCTCCTGTAGCAGGACCATCTCCTATAGGACAAGCTGGAGGCGGAGGCGGTACACCATCAATTACACCAGATACAGGGATGTTACCCGGATTAGGTGGAGATGCTATTCCTAGCTTCACACCTTCCGCAGTAGCACAACCAACAACACCGTTGCCCGGATTAGGCGGTGGAGAATTTAATATTCCAGAATTAGTAAAAGGACCATACACAGGACCACCTCCAGAAGCAGTTGTACAACCACACTTTGGACCACCTCCAGAATCAGTTGTACAACCATATATAACAGGTAGAGGAGTTACACCCGGACAGGTTCCTACTCAAGGTGGATTCGGTGCAGCACCTGCTGCAGTAGGAGATGTATTAGGTATGGGTCAGATAGCACCCGGAGGAGTAGCACAGCCATTTGCTCCTACTCCTACAAATGTTGCTCCTCCTACTATGCCTCTTCCAGTACGTAGAGAAAATCTGACTCAGGGTGGATTAGGATATGGAGCAAGTACTCCGATACAGATGCCCGGAATAACTCCTGCTCCTACATCTTTATTTGTTACTCCCGATAATGCTCCACAGAATATATTTGCTGAAGGACAATATGGAGCAAGCGTGCAGACTCCTTCTGCACTTACAGGAGACATATCATTTGGTCAGTTTGGAGGAGGAGAATTTGGTGGAGAGACACCAGCAGAAAGGGCAGCAACCCAAGAACAGATTAATGCTATGCAATCTCCTAGACCCGGTCTTTCTGTTAGACCTGAATTTCAAGATAGAATGATAGGAGATTTAAGAGGAAACGGTGTACAGAGAACACCTAACTATGGTCAATCAACTCCTCAATATGCTCAACCAGACTTTGGTGCAGTACCTGCAACAGTAACATTAGGTGCACCTGTAGACATATCAGGTGGGCTTGCAGCTACATCCGGAATAGGAACAGGTGGATTTAGTGCTCCTCCAATGGAAGCAGCAGGAGCAGGTTATGGACCAAATGTTCAAAATATAAATACAGGATACAGAAGTACCTTTGGTGGTGGCTGGCAACAAAATCAAATTCCTATGCAAAATTCTGTACCTATAACTCAAACCGTTCCCGGTGTATTCAATCCCAATGCCGGACCTGCAGTTGTAAATGCATTTCAACCCGGACCTGCAGTAACATCTATAGGAAGAGAAGACTACGGCAATCCTTATGATTACGGTATACCATTTTAGGAGATAAGTATGGCAAACGGTAATAACAAAACACCAAACTATCTTTCATCTGACAATGCTTTCGGAGACTTCCTAGAGTATAAACCTGAAGCTGCTTACTACAGTAGCGGAAAAGGTCAGGCTTTCGGTGGAGGTTCTCCTGCAGCACAACAGTTCTATGAAAGAAGTTTCGGAGATATATATAATCAATACTTAGGTAAGCTAGGTTCACAGATTAGAAGTGGAGAAGCACCTAGTCTAAAGTGGACAGAGTATCTTGAACAAGACCCGTTTACTGAAAGGTATACGGCTTTACCTCCTAGCCAGAGAGGTTCATTTACAGGAGCATATTCGCCAACAACAAGACGTATATTCTTTTAGGAGTCTATAATGGGCAGACCAAGTAAACAACAACTTGATACGGTGATGCAGAAGCGTGAAGAGGAACGTGGACCCGGGCTGTTTAAACGAGCATTGGGACCTGTATGGGGTGGTCTTAAAACTGTTGGTCGTGAAGCTATTCAAATACCAGAAACCTTATCGGCAGAAGCTGCAGCAGCGTGGAGTGTGAAACCTCTATTAGAAAAAGACCCAAATATAAGAGTGTCCCCTATTGCTGGTGCACTTGGTAATATACCAGAAGCTGCTATGGGAGTTGGTGGTATATTGCCTCCTGTTTGGGATGCAATACGTAAAAAACATTTTCCGGGATTAGAAGCTGGTCTTGAAGCCAGAGGGTTACCTAGTTGGATGAGTAGTCCTTGGGAAGCATTTCAGTCTCCTGAGATGGAAGCTGAGTACAGACGTGATTTATCTACTCCTGAAGGAAGAAGACTGGAAGAAAAATATAGACAGACAAGAGAAGCTTTAAAAGCACATGATTGGAAAGCACCAAGCCCTGACATAAAAGACCCGTTGAGTATGATAGGTGCAGCAGTTCCCGGACTAGGTGAATACATTGAATTTAGAAGGTCGCCAAGTGCAGAAAAAATACTAGAATCACATAAGGAACGTCCTGAAGCTGAACAGGCACAGATGCAACTACTAAGTCCATTTTCTGTAGCCACAGCACCTATACCTATAGAAAAAGGTTTTAAAGCACTCAAGGCTATTCCTCACGCATACAGGGCAGGTAAGGTAGGACTGGAAGCTGCAGGATTAATAAAAGCAAAACCTTTAAAAGGTATAAGATTTGAAAGAGGCAATGTATTAGATGAGCAGGGGAATGTAGTTAAGTCTTTTGAAGACCTAACTGCTGACGTAAAAGCCGAGGCACAGGCTAATAATAAGTTTGGTAGGTTCCTTCAAAAAATAGGACTTGCACGAAAAAGAAATAAAGAACTTATGGGAGATACTCTTTTTGATAGTGAAACAGGAAGAAGGCTTACTCCTGAAGAAGTTAATAATATTAGAATAAGAGAAGGTCTAGAGGGTGGATTACGTCTTGATATGTACGGCAACCCTCTTACTACATTAGATGAGTGGCTGAACGTAAAGCCCGGTCAGGCTGGTATAAAGAATAAAGCAGGTAGCATTATACGTGGTGTAGATGAGACTGATGAATCATGGGCTGCGAAATATCATGCTCAACTTGAAGCAGGTATGAGACACCTTGATACGTTTTCAGAGCCAGCAGTATTAGACTTTGTACCAACGTCCAGTATTTTCAGACGGGCGAGTAAGTTTAGGGTAAGTTATAACAAAGTAAGAAGGGCATTTGAAAACAGCTTAACACCAACTCAGGAACAAATATTAAGACGTGTAATGAAGGGTAAGGTTAATCCGGGAGATGAAGGATTTGTGAAGGCTCTAGAAGAAAACCGTGCATTTAGACCTGACCAGATAAAGTTGTTAAGACAGATGAATCCTACAACTGTATTGAGTAGAATCCGAAAGGATTACGATGCTCTGTTAAGGAAACATACTGGAAGCAATAAAAGTGAAACTGCAAAACTTAGAAACTCTGCTGATTTTATAGAGAAGAGAACAGAACTACATGATGAGATAGATGAAATATTAGATATAATAGGGTACAAAAGAACTGATAAAGGATATAGGAATCAAGGTGGTAAACGTCTAGATGCTATATATAGATGGAGAGGTAACATACGACCTGTTATGAATCAGCAGGATATACTCGACAACATCGGAGATATATCAATGCAGATTAATACTGATGGTAAACGAACTCCTCATATGTTCTTTCAGTTTATAGGTGAGGGAGATTCTAAAACGAGACTGGTAGGCGAGGAAGCCTTGCCTGTAATGATGGAAGAGGGTGGTAAGATATTTAGAAAAGTAGATGGGTTATGGCAAGCTAATGTATATAGAGATAAGCTAGATGCTCCCGGTGTAGCATTAGAACAATCTTGGGGAGATGTGTTTAAACAAGCTGCTCTTGTATTAAAACATACTCCTGCAAGTATACTGAAGGGTCTTGATGTTCCTCATAAATGGATTGGTAGATTTGGAATACCAGTAGATACTTTAGATTTAAAGAAGGGTATACCCCAAAGTTTTGCTGAACATCTACTTGAAGGTAGAGTAAGTACTGCAGAAGTAAGGTCTGTACTAAACAGTCTAAAGGAAGTTATAGAAAAACTTCCGGCTTCTGCTACGAAACAAGCTGCAAAGGTAGCAGCAAGAAAGAAATCACAAGTAGAAAGAATGGCAAGAACTCCCGGATTTGTTGGTGGTGAACTTGAAAAGATTCTTTCAGGTAAGATGCCTAACGAATTAGATTCTCCAATATCAGAATTATTTAGTCCAGAAGAAGCAAAAAAGATATCTGATATGGTAGATGAAGTATTTGAACTTGCCAGACAAAGTCTAGATGCAACATATAGAGGACAGATGCAAGCCCTTGGCGATGATGGATTAAAGTTATTAGGCGATATAAATAAGTCTACAGACCCTCTTGAGCAACTTAGATTATTAGATGAATTTACTACAAAGACTTCTCCAGACATGAAGGTGTGGAACAGTAGCGGTCTTAAAGGAATATTTGATTTAGCAAATGCAAGGCTTGCGTTTGATGATATGTGGAAGGGACGAGTTATGGGTGATGATATAGTTGGTATTGCACCGGGTAATTATTCGATAGGAGTTATTGCTGAGATATTTGGTGCAGATGTAGGCAAGGCTCTTTTGAAACATAGGACTAACTCTATAGCTAACTGGTTAAAGTGGGCATCAGAAAAAATACCTTGGGCAAGAGGACTTGAGGGTGTTGCTCTACCACAGAACTGGATTGGTCGTACAGGCTCAAGGCTAGGCACACACTTTGGAAGAATGACTCCCGGAGAGATTATCATGGACTTGGCTATGCTTCCAAAGACAATACGTGCTTCATATGACTTGTCAGCACCTCTTAGACAGGGCTGGGTACTACTATTCAACAACCCTAAATTATGGGCTAAAGCCTTTAATGCTCAGTTAAAACTAGTACTCCCCGGTGGGGATGCTGGAGCGTTACAGTTAAATAATTCTATAATGAGACATCCCAGCTTTAAAATGTATACAGATATAGCTAAGTTATCTCTTACTGATGTAACAGGAGTTAGTACAAGAAGTGTAAAAGAAGAAGCATTTCTTTCTAATCTTGCAAGAATGATACCCGGTTCTAGAGCATCTGAAAGAGCCTATACCGGATTTCTAAATAAGTTAAGAATGGATACTATGGATAACTATGTCAGAAACTTGGAATGGAACCTTGGAAGAAAGTTGAATCCAAGGGCTAATCCTGAAGACTTACAAAAGTTAAAAGCCATAGCGGACTTTGTGAATGATGCTACAGGTAGAGGAAAACTTCCTTGGGGAGATGACTGGACTAAAACAACTAACATTGCAAACATATTATTCTGGTCCCCTAGATTCTTTACATCTAGGATAATGCTTCCTATATCTTCTTTTAGGGCAGCAAAAGCTACGGGTCAAAGTACACCGCAAGCTATAATGGGTTCAGTAGCAAGGACAATGGTATCTTGGATAGGTTCAAGTATAACTGCACTTGTTATGTTTAAGTATCTGGTTCCCGGTGCTGATGCAGACCTTAACCCAAGAAGTAGTAACTTTGGAAAGATAAAGGTAGGAAACAGTAGCATAGATATATGGGCTGGATACGGACCTATAGTTAGAGCAGTCATTACTTTATCCGGAGTAGATAAGGTTACTGCTACCGGAAAGTATATTGAAAGAGGACCTTTGGAAGATGCTAAAGATGTACTAGGTAGATTTACTCAAAGCAAGTTCTCTCCTACTGGTGGTGCAATATTTAAATATGCACCAATAGTAGGAACAGGACAAGGATTCTTTGGAGAAGATGCTGATATCATAGATGATATGAATAAGGCTCCTTGGGACTCTACAAGTATATATGGACAGTTACTTACTCCTATGTTTATAGAGGCACTTAGAGATGCAGCAGATACCTATATGACTCCCATGGTTCCTGCAGATATTGCAGCTAAACACGGCATAGACGTATCTGAACCCAGACCTGCTTGGCAGAGATTTATGGGTATGTTCGTAGGGGCTGCTCCTGAGTTCTTTGGATTCAGCGGTGCTACCTACTATACAAGAGATGATATAGCAAAAGAACTTACAAGTAGTTGGGATGACCCTAGAGGATATGAAGAACTTCCTCAGATGGGAAGAGAGCCGGGTATAGTATCCCAGCAGAGAGTCAAAGGACTCATAAAAGATATAGAGACTGCTAGAGGAATAGAACGTACTAAAGGTGATACTGGAAGGATGCAGGAACTAAGAGACAAGGAAGAGACATCTATACGTAACCTCGGAACCATGCTCGTCAAGGTTGGAGATGATACTAAGAGTGTCAATGAATGGATACAGCTTAGTAGAAGAGGCGATATTCCTTTGCCTCGTAGTGTATCAAAGAAGGTAACAGATGAGTTCTATGATATCAGGAGAGATTCCGGAATAAGAAGGAATGAGGTATTATATGGGAAGAAGTGGGCAAGGAAGAGGACACCACAGGAACTTTCACGTATGGGATTCAAGCAAAGGATACTTCAGCAGTATAGAGATGAATCAAGTAAAGCTAGAGGTTCAGATGAATATAATGCAGTTATAGATAGATTTGAATCCATGCTGCGTAAGTCACAACATCCTGAAGCGTTACAGACTATAAACTGGATACGGCTTCATTCTTATGATTTATATATACCGGAAGAGATTCTTGTATTATTACCTAGAACAAGCCAGTTTAAATACGGCTTGGCAAGAAGGCTTAGAGAGAGTGGATTTGCACAAACTATGCCACCCGGTGAAGAAAGATTACCGATGGTAGCAGGAGAATAGACATTGACAATATCAGCTAGTGTAACTAAAATTTGGAATAATGGAGGGAATATATGGTTACAGAAAATGAACAGGTAGGTACTACACCTGAACCTCAAGCAGAGGTACAGGTAGAAGATAATACGCAGGAACCGGTAGCAGAAACTACTGAACAACCTGTGGCAGAGACGGCTGCTACACCTACAGCACAACCGGAACAGCCAACAGAACAGCCAGTAAAGGCAGAACCGACTGAGGAATCGGGACAGCCAGAACAGTTGAATCAGATGCAAGGTCAGATGACTCAACTGCAACAGACAATACAGCAGCAGCAACAGCAGTTGCAGTATTTTAATGAACTTGATGAGCAGAACAAAGCACAACAACAGGCTGCAGATTACCAGAGAAGACTGGAAGAGCAGGGATATATGCCGGAACAGGCACAGGTTGTCGCTCAAAACTATGCTACTCAGGTACAGCAGACTCAACGTCAACAGGCTGATGCAAAAAAACAACAGGAATATAGAGAAGGACAGAGGAGTGCTTCTGTCTATTTCGCAAAGAAATATAATCTTGGTGTTGACGATATAGGAAACCTTGAAAGATTTAATACTCCACAGGATATGGAGGTTGAAGCTAAAAGGATGAAAGAATTTAGGGACACTAAAGCTGAACTTAATGCACTCAAAAAAGCACAAGTCCCTTCACAACAATTTGATACCAATCAACCTGCTGCAAGTGCATCAGGTTCGGAGGAAGAACTCCTTGATTCGTATAACTCAGGGGTAAGAACCCCTCAAACAGAGGCAGCAGCCAGACGAGCTGCCGGACTAGGCTAAAATCTATTACCAATAGGAGGTAATCATGCCACAAACCTCGACAACTGGGAATTTGGAAAATGCCCAGAAAATAATTATAAGTGCTGCTCGGTACACCGAGGAACACAACGCACCTGCTTTGGCTCTTATAGAGAGTTTTAGCCTTGGAAAAGGCGAGAAGCAGGTAACTGTCCCTAAAGTAGGACAGATGACTATGTCAGACCTAGTTGATGGTCAGGACATAGTAGATGAAGAAGAAATCGGAATGACAACTGTTGACCTTACTGCGTCTGAAGTAGGAGCAAAGGTTATCATAACTGATAAACTTCTCAAGCAATCGGCAGTCAACGTCATGTCTATCATAGGTAGGCAGTTGGGTGACGGTATGGCTAGGAAGAAAGATACAGATGTTCACTCATTGTATTCTGGATTCAGTACTAGCCTTGGTGCAGCAAATACTACCATGTCACTTGCTAATACAGCAGGAGCAATAGCTTATGCTAAAGCAAATAAATTTGGTAGTCAGGTATATATAATCCAGCATCCAAATGCTGTGTTTGATATAGCTAATACTGCTGTAACAGCATCATCCACATACCCTGTACCAAAGGGTTGGAGCGAGGACTTACTAGGTGAATTCTTCAGCGGGTTGCGACCTCTTAACGGAGTAGCTATCTTTGAAGATGGTAACTTAACTATTGATTCTAGTGATGATGTAGTTGGTGCAATAGCTGACAAGAGTGCTTTATGTGTACTCAATAGTGTAACAACTAAGACAGAAAGGCAGAGAGATGCATCTCTAAGAGCAACAGAAATCGTAATGACTTCTGACTACGGTGTGTTTGAACTTGATGACAGCCGTGGTGCTTCTCTTACTATGGATGCTTCTGCTCCTTCAACTACTGCGTAGGGAGTTATAAATGACATCACGTAATGAATTAAGGGAAGATTTGGTTGGGGCAGGTTATTCAGTTAAATATCTGGATGACTGGCAGCCCAAGACCACTCTATACAGGCATAAGCCTCAATATAATACAGAAGGACAAATAGTATTTGATGTCGGCAGTATGATAGAAAAGGTTCCGGGAAACCCGGAATATGTTCTACGCAAGGCAAGGCTTGGTTTATTTAATAAGCCACCTAGTGATACGTGTGAGTGTAGGTGGTGCAAGGAGAGGGCTACATCTACACCCAAACGTGACGGTAACGGAAAGTTTGTTAAAAAACAGACTGATGTGTAAAGATTGTCCGAGCATCAGTCTATGAAATAAAATATCGGGCAATCTCAGGGCTTAGAACCTGTTTAAACGTACGGAGGTACAAAGATTATGGCTTTTCCAACGACAATAAATTTGAAGTATGGAGACGAAAAGGTGGAAAGTTCTGGTCAAAAGCAAAAGCTGGGAACCAGAGGTGTTACACCTGACGGCAGAGTATTTTACTATGCCAAAAATGGTAGTGCTGCTATTACTACTGCAGGATTTATAGTAGATGCAGGTACTGCACTTACAGTAAATGCTCATGACATGGATGTTCCAGCTACGGCTGCTCATTCTGTTGGAGACACTACTATAAGTTTAGAAGTGCCAACTACCGACTTGACTAAAAATCAATACGCAGATGGATACTTAATATTCAATGATGGTCCGGGAGAAGGTGAGGTATACAGAATTAAATCTCATCCTGCTCATGATGCATCAGATGATAATACTGCTATCTTTACTATTGATGAAGAAGATGGAATAAGAACTGCATTGACCACATCTTCACTTGCCGGTTTAATGGTAAACCCATACGCAGCAGTAAAGATTATTGATGGTGACGGTACTATGGAAACTGGTGCACTAGGTGTAACTACTATACCTGTAACAGCAAGTTATTACTGCTGGATACAAACCGCAGGTATAGGTAGCGTAGCCATTGGTGCTGTAGTAGGTATTGTTGGTGATGGTTTACAGATATCCCAAGCTAGTGGTGAATCTGGTAGAGCAGAACTTTATGACCTTTCTGGTGAAGATGACATCCAGTCAATAGGTACTGCGATAGGAATACCATCGGTAGACACAGACAAACAGATGTGTCTTTTGACAATTCGATACTAATGGTAACTGACTTATGGACACCACAGGGGGTAGTTAAATTAAATACTACCCCTAGTGGGTACAACGCAGTAACAGGGGGAAGTGTAGTCGCTCATACCTTTAGACTTGAGGATAAGGATACGGGTAGGAAGACTATCATAAAGGTCTTAGCCGATAAGGATACAGACCCTGCACATATAGAAGATATGGCAGCCCAGTCGGCAGAAGAATGGTTTAATAAAGTAAGAGCAGAGGGTAGTAAGAAGGTTCCTACTGTTAGCCAGAGAAAGGAAATAGGAAAGATTCTTGATGACATCAGGAAAAACTTTAAAAAGAGAAGACAGAGTAGCAATAATAAGATACTCTACAATGGATTAAAATAGGGGAGATTTTATGACAACAGAACCTAAGTCGATTAATATTACAAACGATGATGTACAGTCAGTACTCAATACTGAGGCTGGTAAATACCAGTTGCAGATAGCTGCTCTTAGTAGAACTCTTGGCGAACAACAAAAAGAGATTGAAGAACTAAAAGAGAACTCCTGTAGCTGTAACGAATCGGAGGATAAAGATGCCTAAAGTTGGAAAACGTACCTTCTCTTATGGTAAGAAAGGAAAAAAGGCTGCATCTGATTATGCCAAGAAAACTGGCAAGAAGATGACTAAAAAGAAAAAGTATTAATTGGCTCCTATGGAGTTATTAAATGCCTACAATTCAGGGACGGACACGAAAGCAATTACGTCAGAGTATCGGCTATAACCTTGGAGTTATGCGGATAGGTACTGCTACGGGTAGTGGTAGTACTACTACACTTGTAGACTCATCTCTTACTACCGTTATAGGTGGTAATGATGACCACATAGGTAAGTGGATAGTATTTACTTCCGGTAGTAATGACGGTGATATAGCAAGAGTAACAGACTACGTAGCATCTACTACTACGCTTACATTTGTAGCAGATGCAGGTGTTAGTGTAGGTACATCTACTGCATCAAGTGACACATACGAGTTATGGGATATGGATTATGACCCAACTAGAATACATGATTTTATTAACCAGTCTATAATCTATGCTACAGGACATGTATATGACTCTGTAGAGAATGTTGATTTACATACTGACGGTAATCAGTTACGGTTTGATATACCTTCAGGATTTTCTATGATTCAGGACATCTATTATCGGGATGAGGTAGATTCTACTACCATAACTAACTGTAATGCCGTGTTTGATGAAGCTATTGATAGTGACTTTACCGTTACTGCTGACACACAAATCAAAAAGCAGGGAACTGCAAGTAATGAGATAGTAGTAGCAGCAGGAGCAACAGGTGGAGAGCTTGCAACAGACTCTATAACAAGCAAAGATATCAGTAAATATGACTATATAGAGTTCTGGATTAAATCTACCGTAGCTACATCAGCAGGTAATATAAAGATACACCTAGATAATACGGCAAACTGTGCATCTCCACTAGAAAGTGCAGATGTTCCTGCATTAACAGCAGATACATGGAAGTTTGTACGTGTTGCACTATCTAATCCAGAGTCAAATACAGCTATTATTTCAGTAGGATTAGAATATGATGCAGATATCGGAGTATGTACTATATGGTTAGATGACATTAGAGTAGTAGTAAATGACTCTGCTCATTGGAAAAAAGTACCTAGAAATCTATGGAAGATAGATAGAGAAGCTAACGATATAGTGTTTGATTCCTACTTTAATGGGCTTGTATCCTATGATTTATTAAAACTGGTAGGTGGAGATAAGCCAGCAATACTTAGTGCTGACTCTACTGCTACTGAGATAGATGACCAGTACGTTATAGCTACGGCTACTGCCCTAGCTTTTTCGTCTTCATCAGGTGGTCCTTCAACAGACCCGGAAGCACGTAGGCAACAGGCAGCTTTCTGGTTTGGTATATCAGAGCAGAGTAAACGTGCCTTCCCTATGCTTAGAAACGTAAGGAATGTAGGTTAATGGCTAACAAGGTATCTACAAGAAATGAAATATATTTAAACGGTACGTACTATCCAGTAGAACGTCCCGTACAAAGCGTGCTTGCATCTATATATCCAAGCAAGGTAGTCATAGGTGATACAAGTAAAGACTCACAGTTACGCTCGTCTATCATAGCGTGGTCTGATTGGAGAGGTGGTATAGGTATAGACAGGATGGACGGTGGTGAGACAAGCAGGGCATGGTGGAGTGACCTTCAGCTTAGATATAAGAACCACTTAGTACTAGGAAACCTAGCAACACAGACAGATACTCATGCACATGGTCTTGCAACCGCAGGTGGCGGTACAGGAATAGCTGTTATAAACGAGTTCAATGACCAGATATATGCAGTATGGAATGACTCTGCAGGTAATGCTCCCAAGATATTTGTATATAACAATACAGAAGATTACTGGTGGGATGGTGCTGCAGAAGACAACTATATAGGTCAAAGGTCTGGAGATACAGGATTAGAATCATTAGATGCACAGGTAACAGACTCTCTTAACTTCACAGATAGGACTGGAACTAACTACCTAGTACTAGCACACTATGATGGTAGCGGTACAAGTGGATACAGTTATGCAACAGTACCAAGTTACATTGCTGCAACTACTACTGCGGCAGTATGGGCTTTTGACAGTACTCAGGGAGCAAAATATCTAGCAGATTGGGACGATAGATTATGGGGAATATCACACACAGGACAGCTATGGTACTCAGTAACCATAGGTACAGAAGTAGCTGATGCTCAGTTGCCCCTACCTGCAGGATATGTAACCGGATTATTTGTAGCCCGTGACTCACGTGGAGAACCAATACTATATGCAGCTTCTAAAAAGGGATTATGGGCACACGATGCCATGCACGCTAGGTTTGTAAAGACAGAGATGGAGTTTCCTTTCCATCCACATGGTGGTAAAGGAACTGAAAGGTGGCGAGAAAGTATCTATTTCCCTAGTGGACTTGGTTTATATAAGTATGTCAATGGTTCTAATGCGGTGCTATCGGTAGTTGGACCGGATAGAGATGACGGATTACCTGAAGATAAAAGAGGAACCATAATGCTAATGGAGGGTACTCATAACGAGTTGCTTGCAGCCGTAGATGCTACCACAAACCCTAGCATAACCTCGTCTGACAGCGTTCCATACCAATGGAGAGGTGGAGGTCCAAGTGGACACGGTTCTCCTGTCATAGATTCAGGTACAGGATACAGCACCATACTCGGATATAACGAATTAGGGTGGGAAGCCAAGTGGCTTGCACCTACAGCAGGTAGAAGAATAGATTCTATGCACGTTTCCAATGCGTACTCTGATGTGAACGAGAACTATAGGTTATGGTTTGGATTTGATGATGCCGTATATTATATGAAACTACCTGTAGATATTATAAACCCTTCAATGGTAACAGAGTTTGAATATGCAACATCAGGAAACCATGAGACTCCTTGGTTCAATGCAGGACAGAGTGAGATAGAAAAGTTAGCACTACAACTAAAGGTTGAAGTACAGGATTCTTCTTCAACAGAGACAATACAAGTACAGTATGCTACTGACTATGCAGAAAGTTACACATCTATGGGCACTATAACTAGTGATGGTATAACAACATATACATTTGGGTCTAATGTAGGCACAGCATTTAGGTCTATAAAGTTTAAGCTAACCTTATCCCGTGCTAATTCTACTACTGCTGATAAGAAAAAGACTCCTGACGTAGTATCTATGACCCTAGTATGGAGAAAGAAACTAGAGGCTAAGTATGCTCATCAGGTTGGAATCAGTTTAAACAGGCAGTACAAGGGTAATACACCCAAGCAACTTAGAGAGAAACTTATAGATGCTATAGAAAGCAGTACGTTAGTAGAGTTTACGTTCAGAGATGACGATAGTACAGAGAGGAACTACTACGTAGATATCACATCAGCCACAGGTATGGAAGCTACAGGCTATGACGAAAGAGGTTCAAGCACAATAATGCTGGTGGAACCATGATAGTAAAAAATAGTACAACAACAGTCAGTACGGCAGGTACTGAAGTACAGCTATCTAATACTACTAGCCGTGTATCTTGGATAAAGGTTAAAGCACTCGCAGCAAATTCAGGTAAGGTATATCTAGGTATAGCAGGAAGTATAACTTCAGCCTTGGGATACGAGTTATCTGCAGGTAATGAGATTGAAATCAACTTTTCTGACATAGGTGGAAGTATAGTATTCAATACCCTATGGGCAGATGCAGCTACCAACGGTGATAAACTGGCTTGGATAGCATTAGTGGATGGATAGATGACTACTCAAAACTATAATGCCATAACTCTTCCGCCCGGTTGGGAAGGAAGTAAGCCTGAGTACCTATGTTATACAACCCTTATAGATTTAGGTAAAACACCTAACGAGGATTTCACTTACCAGTCTCCACTCATGGGTGGACGTATGCAAAAGGGAGGATTGGTACTCGACTTTGAATTTATAAACCCACCTGACTTGGCAATCAATGTTCAGGGGGTGTATTATCATTATCAATTCGGTGTAGAGACAAGAGCCAGAGACTTGATAGCTAGGGCACAACTAGCAGGACATGGGGTAAGGTTGATATTTATAGACGATGATGACTTATTACGTGACCCGAAGTATCATATAGAAGAAGCTTTAAAATATAGGGACCATTCACAATTAGGGTCGCTCGGAGGTTAATATGGCTATTAATTTTAGAGGATATTTATTCCAAGATGACGGTGATGCAGTAAACGGTGCAACAGTACAGCTATTAGAGACTGGTACTACTACCGTAGAAGCATCAACAACCACAGATAGTAATGGCTTGTGGTATTTCAATGAAGGGGACCAAGACAAGTACGATGTAAAGATTACATCGGGTACGTCTGTCCGATATATAAGATGGGATGACCAGATATCCCTTAAAGAGATAGATATACGTAACAATACAGGCAACACAACCCCTGCTGCTACGTTCACAAACCTCACTAATAACGCAGCTAATCAGGTAGCTGTATTCAGCGGTGCTAATACTACTAGAGCAGACGATGATGAGATATATACTTCATTTAAGCTGGCAAATAGTGCAGCAGAACTGATTGAATATGGACGTATGACTGTTGTTGCTAAAGATGTAACAGATGGTACAGAGGATGGGCAGATTGAGTTCGATGTCATGAAGGCAGGAACCCTTACCAAGGTATGGACAATCACATCAAGTGATGCTGCTGCTATGTCATTCGATATGAACGTAGATTCTCTGACTATAGGGTCAGGTGCAGACACAGATATATCCCTTACCTTTGATGCTAATACAGCCGATGGTGTTATTACATGGATGGAAGATGAGGACTACTTTAAGTTCTCTGATGAAATACTTATGAACAGTACCGAAAAGATATTGTTCGGTGATACTGCAACGTTCATACACCAATCATCAGACGGTGTGATGACTGTCGATGGAGAAGCAACCATAGACCTTAATGCTTCTACCGCAGTTCTAGTAAGCAATGACTTAAAACTAAACAGCGATTCTGCTGTTCTGGGATTTGGAGCAGATAACGATACCACGTTAACACACACAGATGGTACTGGTCTGACTCTGAACTCAACCAACAAGCTAACCTTTGGAGATACAGGTACATTTATACACCAGTCTTCTGACGGTGTACTTACAATTACGTCAGATACTACAGTAGATATCAACGGTGCAGTCGCATTTGATGGAGCATTAACTGGTATCACGGCTCTTACAGTAGATGATGTAGTTGTTGACGGTAAAGTAATGACAATGACTGGTTCTGCTAGTGATACGGCTGTGTTTACTGCCGGCACTAACGGAACTCTTTCTATAGTAACTACAGATGCTGCTGCTGCCGCTGCTAATATACAGATTACAGCAGATGGTACGGTAGATATTGATTCAGCAGGAGTCCTGACACTAGACTCAGGTGCTGCTATCAACATAGAACCTGCATCTGGTTCTGCCATATTACTTGATGGGACTATTAGTATTGATGCTGGAGTAGTTACCGGTGCTACAAGTATTACGTCTACTGCTTTTGTTGGAGATATAACTGGCGATGTAACCGGTACTGCTGACGTTGCAACCTTGGCTACTACTGTAACCATTACTGATAATGAAAGTACCAATGAAGACAACGCTGTTATATTCACGGCAGGTGGAGATGTTGACGGTGGTAGTCTTGGATTAGAATCAGATGGTACTTTTATCTACAACCCAAGTACCGGGACAGTAACAGCTACCATATTTAAAGGTAATATTGATGCAGTTGATGGTGACTTTGATGGCACGTTAGAGGCTGATGCTCTTACTGTTGGTGGTACTAACGTACTCACAGGAAGTCTTATAACTACCCTAGGTACTATCAGTGCCGGTGTATGGCAAGGTACGGCAATAGCTTCTGCGTACCTTGATTCAGATACAGCACATTTAAGTGGAACACAAACCTTTACTGGAGCAAAAACCTTTGCAGACCTTATCGTTGGGGATGGTTCTGGATTTTTATTAGGGTATGGAAGCCAAGTAGCTGTGCAAGCAGTATCAGGTATTCAATGGCAGATGCACGGCACAGGTAATGATGATAGCAGAATGGTGCTTGGTAGATGGTCTGCTAATGGTAATGGACCTAGACTTCAAATGATTAAATCTAGAGATGGAACTATAGGAGACAATACTATTGCG